TATGCTAACATAACTGTCAGCTGTGTAACTGCGTTTTCATTTGCCATGGATAATTCAACAGAGTTGACTGTAACAGGAAATGCATTTATTAGTTTGATACATTTAGTATCGTTGTCATTCATGTCCATAGTATATATGGAAACTTCACGAGCGTAATCTGATTTATAAGATATTTCGTGCTGATTGCCAGCAGCATCATATGGACTAACGATTTGATCAGACCAGGCTTTGAAGTAATCCCACTGTCTGAAATCATTAGTCATTAAGAAGGTCATAGTTACATCATCATTGATATAACCATAAGGCTTCTTATACGCTTTCATTCCAACAAAGTGTTCTGTAGTAGCAATCTGCTTACCAGGTATGTTGACTGAATCACAATACAACGATACTGCTGCACTATCAGTCTTACCTTGTCTTCCACCTGATATATCGATTCGGAATCTATTAGAGCGCATAATGCCATTACGGCCACTAATGCTAGCTTTGAATCCATCTATACTATTTACAATCTCTGTACTCATATCATCCTCTTCGAAGCGCCCCAGACATGAGTCTTATTCTTGCCTTGGAATTGTTCTGTTGGTAGGAATATTGCTATGTCCCATTCTGGTGCCTCAACTCGTACAGGATTGCCTTCTATATGTGAAGTCAGATACCGCTTGAAACATGGCTTAAATTCTTTAAACTTATTAACACTCTTCAACATTTCATAGTTCAATTTAAGACGAGTATTCTCATCAAATGATTTGTTGTTAGCAGTCTCCATCAATTTGTCAAGAAACTTAGCACGTACTGCAGGAGAAAGATAATGGAGGTTTAGTCCATAGAATCCATCCTTTGTAGGTTCAATCATTATAACTAATGGAAAGCTGTCATAGTAAGGTAACGTCTTATAATGCTTAGGATCATAGAAGAACATATACATGTCACCAGGACGTGGAGTCTTACGACTACGATCAAGGGCATCATCCTTCAATAGATCACGCCTCTTGAGGTTACTCATCTCTTTAGCCTTCATTCTAAACCATTTACGTGCGTCTACCGATCTTGCTTGTAGACCCTTACGAAATGCTTCTGCTTCTAGCTTGTGAAATAACGATGCCATACTTAATTCTCTTTCAATTTATACTTCTATTTATAATGATTCTTTCTGTTGACTTATCGTCATTTATGGTGTATAATAATACTGTGTGTTGGAGAGGCTGGGTACCCTATTTAAGAACTCTTATTCCTAATGCACCCAGAGTGTCTTCTGTCCAGATCTGCCATATCCACCCTCGGTCTGCACAATACTCATTAGCTGCCTTCCACTTAGATGCATTCTTAACGTACGTCAATGACTCATTAATGTATCGCTTTGTCTTTCTGTTCTTAGGACTCTTAGGAGGTGTTGTCTCTTTCTTAGGCTTTATCTCAACCAGATACACTTTACCATTAGAATCCTTAAACCAGATATCAACAAAGTATCGATGCATCTTCTTATCAGTACCACATATGTATGGTATAACAACTTCTTCAGAGTTCCACTGCACTACATTAACGTTAGCATCCATCCACCTGAATGTATTACGTTCCCACAACGATCTGTATGTTATCTTTGTGTAGTCACCCTTGTATTTATTTGTGTTTTTTGGTTTCCATTTACCACTATATGCCATTGCTAATCCTTATAAATAGATATATAATAAGAATATTTATAAGCAGGATGTATACCGATGCCAGAGAAAAATATGAATACCATATTGAGATATCCTGAAAAGGTAAAGAATACCTCGGATCCGTATGTGATATTTTCCTCACATAAGGCACATTATAATGCCGCGAATAAAGATATCAATATGAACGCAGATAATCATATTGCTTTATATATGCCACAGTCAGTTACAGTGTCTGATTCAATGAGATATGAGAACTTCTCTACAGGCGTTGTTGGCGCTTTGATGGAAAGTGGCTTTGATACAGACAATTATTCTACAGAAGATATCAAAGCTTTAGCTCATGAATATGGACCTGCTCTTGCAGCCGGTGCTGCTGGTATTGCATTTGACTCATTACTAGGAGCAGGTGCTGGTGCAGCTATTTCATCGAAGGTCAATTCTGAGATACAAAAAAGTACTCAATCAGTATTGAACCCACGTGAGTTTGCTTTGTTCCGATCTCCTTCCATGCGTCAATTCGCATATAACTTTACATTCATTCCTGAGTCAGAGACTGAATCTGATACAGCAATGGCTATAGTTAAATCGTTCAGACAGACCATGTATCCTAATGTAGCTTCTGTAATGACATATAAGTTCCCTCATGTATATACAATTCAATACGTTAATGCTGACATCATCAAGATTCCAGAAGTTGCATTAGCATCTGCATCAGTTGTATACAATCCGAACTCTATGTCATACTTCAAACAAAATAATAGACCAGTTGAAATTCAATTGTCTCTTACGTTCCAAGAGCTTAAACCTATTACATCTCAACTTGTAGCAGACGGTTACTAATATGTATTTTAATAAATTCAAAAAGATTCCGTACGAAATTAATGGCGATGGCGTAATACGTGACTTGGTTAACCTAGCAACGTATACAAGCGTTGGTACTAAGCTGCAAGATAACATTGCGTTCTACTCGTACTACACTATCAAAGATGGTGATCGGCCTGACAACGTAGCATATGAACTGTATGGTGACGAGTCATTGTATTGGATATTCTTCTTAGTTAATCCTACACTTAGAAATATGTTTGCAGATTGGCCAAGAAGCTCGTCAGATATTTTAGAATTAGTTAAGGCTAAGTATCCTACGTTCACAGGAATAGTAGATTTCAATAACAGTCTTGTTAGTAAGTTCACTATCGGTGAAGTTGTTATCGGTCAGTTATCTGGAGCTCAAGGCATAATCGAAACTAAGAATGTAACGGATGGACATATTACTATTAAAGTAACGTCTGGCACATTCAAAATAGATGGTGAAGCTGTACGTGGTGTAACGTCTGAAGACGCAGTAGCATGTGATGCTATAGTTGAGAGTGCATACGGTCCAACACACTACACAGACGATTCTACAGGCGCTATAGTGCCAAGACGACTAGCTGGCACATCTCCATCAACTCGTTATGAAGCTGCCTCAGAGAAGAATCTAGAGCGTAGTAAGATTCGTATAATTAAGAAAGAATTCATTCCAGAGGTTGTACGTGAGTTCAACAGAGAGATGAGATCTAAGTAATATGGCTAATATTGAAGACATCGCGCCAAAACAAATCAGTGGCTATAAGGTATTATTAACGTCTCTTAATGGAACTACTGTAGACATCTCTCCATTAGTTATTGAGACATCTATTTTTGAATCGATATATTCTATTAGCATGCATGGACAGTTAGTTATTGCTGATAACTCTGCTGTATTCTCAGACCTTCCTATTGTAGGTCAAGAGAAGATTAACATCCAGTTTATCAGAAATGAAGTAGACTTCGATCTTAATTTTGTAGTATCTGGTATAGAAGACTTAGCATCATACAACGATGCTACTGGTGCTTACGTTATTACGTTCACATCTGAATCTAGCCTTGTTAATGCTGTGTCAACATTCTCTAAGTCATTGTCTGGTTTAGGTATTGATATCATAGATATAATATACAGCGACAACTTTGAAAAGTTAGATGTTAAAGTATCTGGCGGTAATTCAATGAATGTGATCATGCCATTCACAAAGCCATTTGCTGCTATTAATATGATACAGCAAGAGTCATATGATTCGAACAAGTCACCTTTGTTTATATTCGATACAGTATTTGATGATGCAGTACAATTAACTTCTTTGTACGCTATGCAGAATCAAGAGACATCGCATAAGATATCTAATATAATTAATAACAACGTTGAGATTGATGGTGAATCTTCTCGTGATATGTTGAAGCATGTTGGAGAAGCATATCATATAGAAATGCCTTCTGCATATAATGTATTTGAACAGATAGATGATGGTACGTTTGCTTCTTCAATTGACACTATCGACATTGCAACTAAGAGCATTAAGCGTGATACATTTAATTACCTTGATCATGATGTAGTTGCTGGTACAGATTACATGCATCGTAATTTTAAAATTAACGATAAGCTTCTCACTAAATATACTACTGCTAATGTCAGTACCAATTATATTAATACTAAATCTTTCGACAGCTTGAATAACCTATATGGTAATGATAGTTATGCTAAAGCAACAGTCGGTTCAAAGCTTAATCGTATTGATACTATTGAAATATACATGCACATGGATTCTGTAGCAGGTGTTGCTGCTGGTAAGATTGTAGAAATAGACTTCACAAGATTTGCTCCAATACTATCAGACAAAGATAGTCCTAAAGATGAAATGACTTCTGGAAAATACTTAGTCTCCTCATTGAGACATCATATAAAGTTAGGTGAATATACTATGGCTCTCAATCTAGTACGTAACAATGTAGGTATTGTATGAGTAATATTGAATTTGGTGTAATTGAAGATAGAAACGATCCAGAGATGATGGGTCGATATCGTGTACGAGTGATTGGCGTACATTCACCTTCTCTTACTGACATTAAGACATCTGCATTACCATGGGCTACTGTATTAATGCCAACTACTGGTGCTTCTGTATCAGGTGTAGGATCTACTTCTGCACTTGTAGAAGGATCATGGGTTGCTGTTGTATTCATGGACGACTTTAAACAAGATCCAATCATCATTGGTTCTCTACAAGGTAAGCCATCTCAGAAGAGATCAACTACTGTAGGATTCTCAGACCCATTAGGCAAGTTTCCAAGATATGTAGATGAAGCTGATGTTAATAAACTAGCTCGTGGCACTGATACAGTTACAGTAGCTTCTGATGCTGCTCCTGCATCAGCTTATGCAGCCGTATATCCATTCAATAAAGTAATGGAAACAGAAGCAGGACATATAGTAGAGTTTGATGATACAGAAGGTGCTGAACGCATACGTATTGTACATAAGATTGGAACATCCGTTGAGATGTTTGCTGACGGTGATATAGTATCACGTAGCAAGAAAGATAATTGGGAAATGGTTACTGGTAAGAAAGAGTGTCATATTACAGGGACTCTTAATATTGTTGTAACTGGAAATGCTGTTATTGAATCGCCTCTCACTACAATCAAAGGTGATCTAGCTGTCGAGGGTGCTGTTACAGTTACTAAGACAATTGATGCTACAGACGAAATTACAGGTAAGGGTGTTGCCTTATCTACACATACTCATCCGATAACAGGCGGATCAAGTGCTGGTTCAACTGGCGCTCCTTCATAAAGGTATAAATAGAACATGACTATTTCAAACACATCATTAAGATCACGTACATCAGTATACTCTGATCTTGACTTTAAATTCAGAATGGTTCCAGGATCAGGTGATGTTAACGTCAAGACAGACTTGGCTGCTATTCGTCAATCAGTTTTTAATATCATTATGACATCTAAAGGTGAGCGGCCATTTGCTCCTCAGTTTGGATCTAATGTGAAGGCTTATTTATTTGAGCATTTCGATAGCATTACAGAAGCCGTTATGATGTCAGAAATAAAAAGTGCTCTAAAGAACTATGAACCTCGTGTGTTAGTACTAGGTGTTACTATAGAAGATTTATCATATAGAAATGCGTTAAGCATAAAAATACAACTGCAAGTAAAGTCGCCAGAAGGCCAAGCAGCAGAAATAGAATTTATTGTTGAGAGACTACGATGAGTAATAATAATTTAAAAGTAAGTAACTTAGATTTTGATGATATCAAAAAAGACATTAAAACCTATATGTCTGCTCAAGAGAAGTTTCAGGATTATAACTTCGAGGGCTCTGCATTAGGTACAGTTATCGATGTGTTAGCATATGTAACTCACTACAACGCTCTAGCGGCTAATATGGCATTGAATGAAACATTCATTGATTCTGCTCAGCTAAGAGAGTCTGTTGTATCACATGCTAAGTTGTTAGGATACACACCTCGTTCAGCATACTCTGCTGTTGCATACATTGATGTGCTTATTAATAGTCCAACAGGTATTGATGGTGGTAATGGTACATTGCTTCCGATGACTATGGATAAGGGCACACAATTTTCTACATCTGTTGAAGGTAAGACTTATTACTTTGTAACTGATGAGACATTGTCTATTGAACCTACTGTTGGTGGTGTATACAAATTCTCTAATGTAAAGGTTCTACAGGGACTATTCAGAGATACTGCATACGTATATGACGTTGATACAAGTGAAAAGTTTAGACTTCCATTTGATACTGCTGTTACATCATCTCTTACGGTTACTATTCAGACGTCTGCTTCATCATCAGAGTATTCAAACTACGTACGATCAACAGACGTTTCAGAGATCAACTCGTTAAGTGAAATATACTTCCTATCTGAAGGACGAGATGGTTATTACCACATTGAATTCGGTGACGGTATTCTAGGTAAGAAGTTGGTTAATGGTAATATCATTAAGTTGAATTACATTACTAACGACACTACTGCTGCAAACGGAGCTAATGTATTCTCTTTGAATGATACTATCCAAGGCAATTCAGATGTGACTATTACATTGAATCAGAAGGCACTTGGTGGATCAGAGAAAGAAGATATCGAATCTATTCGTTTCAACGCTCCTCTTGGTTTCGTATCTCAGAACAGAGCTGTAACACCAGATGACTATAAGTCTATCATTGTAAATTCATATGCCAACATTGATGCTATATCAGTGTGGGGTGGTGAAGATAATGATCCACCAGATTACGGTAAAGTGTATATCTCTATCAAGCCAAAGGATGCTGAAACAGTATCTGCTGCAGATAAGATTACAATTATATCAAAGTACTTGAAGCCAAAGAACGTTGTATCTATTACACCTACGTTGGTTGATCCTACTTACACTTACGTTTATCTTGAGACGTATTTTAAGTATAACCCTAACCAATCAGACTTGTCATTAGACTCGCTTGAGAACTTAGTGCGCGAAAAAATAAAGAAGTATAATACAGACGAACTAAAGAGATTTGATGGTGTGTTCAGACATTCTAAATTACTTAAAAGTATAGACGCTGCTTCGGTAGCTATATTAAACTCTACTTGTAAAGTATTCATGAAGAAGAGATTTGTACCTACATTAAATACAGAAGCAAAGTATACAGTTACATTCTCTTCTCCTATATTTAAGTCTACTTCTGCAGACCCTGTTTTAAAATCTACAGTGTTTACATACAAGAGTAAGCAATGTATATTCTCTGATGTATTGGAAGATGGTGTACGTTATATTAATATCGTACTGGCTTCTGACTCTACTGCAATCATTGCTAACAAAGTAGGTAGCATTGATGAGACTACAGGTAAGGTTGTATTAGATGCGTTCAATCCAACAGCATTTATTGGTACATATATTGAACTTACAGTAGAACCTAACTCAAATGATTTGGCGCCAAAGCGGAATGAGCTGTTAACTATTCTATATAATGAATCGATTATCAAAGGCGAAGTAGATACTATGTCCACGGGCGGAACAAGCGCTGGCGTAAATTACACAACCACACCGAGATAGTAATATGGCTCATGTTAGCGATACATTAGGTTTAAAGACAATAATATCCGGTATCATACCGGATCACATTGCAGCAGAGAATCCAGATTTAGTGGATTTTATGAAGGCATATATTGACTTTTTAGAACTTGAAAATAAGGCAGGCTTCTATCAGAATACGATTGAGCTTCAACGTGACATAGATCATGTTGAGCCAGAATTCTTACCACTGATTCATAAAGAGATTGCTACTGCTGTACCTGGTAAGTTTGCTGCTGATCCTAATATTCTATATAAGGATTTAGCTAATCAGTATAGAAGTTCTGGTACACCACAATCAATTGATAACTTCTTTAACATATTGTACTCTGATAATGTTGAACTTTACTTTCCTCAGGATGATATATTAAAGCCTTCTGATGGTAAGTGGAACGACTTGAGCGCAGATACAATTGCTAATCCAGATAATTATGCTGCTCTATATACTTACACACTATCTTCTGCTGGTGCAACAATCAGTGGAAATGATGATGGCGGCGAGAAGCTTAAATTTGATAATGTATTAGTATTTGTTAACAACGTGCATAGAACAGATTATACACCTGTTACTGCTGTTAACTCTACGACTAACACTCTTGATTATTCATTAATATTTACATCTGATTTATCAATAGGTGATGTAGTAACAATCAGATGTAGTGGTTCATACTCTACAGATGATGGTTTCTTATCATATAAGAAGTTCATTCAAGACTCATACTTCTATCAGAAATTCTCTTATGTATTGAGAACTGGACAGAATGCTGATAAGTGGAAGAACGCTTTCAACAGATTGATACATCCTGCAGGCTTTAAGTTCTTTGGTGAGATCTTACTATACATAGAAGCGTTAAGCCAATCTACTCCAAAGAATCAACATGGATATCAGTCTGGTGGTTTACCTATTCCAATCATCATACCTGTTGTAGGTATGACACCAACGTTCGTTAAGACTAGAAATTCTATTCTTGCATCGTATTATACTAAAGAGTTTAAACCTCAAGTACACTCAAATAATCTTGGGCCAGAAGAATGGTTCGAGAATATTAAATTCAGTCTTACATCAGGCGTTGGCGAATTCGCTAATTATACTTTCGAAGACGTTATAAATAAGACCATAGACGTGAACATGGATTCCGTCATTGAAATTTCAAACTAGGAGCATCGATAAATGACTGCCATTATCACCAACCAATTTAGATTAAACGCGACTAAAGAGTTCGCAAACGATCTTTTGAATACCTCAAAATATTATCTCTTTATCGGTCGATCTGAAGCTTGGACTGATGATACTGTGCCTGATACCCCATTAGACTCTGAGTTTTATACTAAGACTGATGCTTGGCAACGTATGACCGCTATGAAGAAGGTTCTATCAACTGACATCAGATATGCCACTCCACGTCATCAGTGGATATCTAAGCCTTATTCAGAATACGATTCAAAAGATCATCTTTTAGAATCTAAAGAATATTATGTGATTACAGACAACAATAACGTGTATATGTGTATAAAGGCTGGTCCAGCTAACTCTACTAAGAACCCAGATTTAACAGGTGTTCAGGTTTCTGGCATAATTGATTATACATCAGTAGACGGATACATCTGGAAGTATATGTTCTCTTTATCTACAGATGCTACTACTAAGTTCCTTACATCTGCATTCATTCCTGTTGATTACATCACAGCTGATCCAGGTGCTGCAGCTGATACGGCTTTGCAAAACCAATGGAACGTTCAACAGAACGCTGTTGCTGGTGCATTCTACAATATTAAAATATCTGCTGCTGGTACAGGATATACTTCTGCTCCGACAATTACGGTTGTTGGTGACGGTTCTGGTGCAACTGCTACAGCTACTGTTGCCGCTGGTATTATCACTGGTATTAATGTTGTTAATGCAGGTACAGGATATAATCAAGCTAATATAGTTATTACTGGTGGCGGTGGTTCTGGTGCAGTAGCATACGCAGTACTTCCTCCTACAGGTGGTTTTGGTTCTGATCCACGTCAAGATCTAAAGGCTCATTATGTTACTATTAACGTTAAGTTAGTGTATGCAGATGGTGCTGGTGACTTTATCGTAGGTAATGATTTCCGTCAAATTGGTTTAGTACGTAATCCTACTAACTTCGGAACAACTGTTGTAGCAACTGCTGATACTTTATCGGCTACAAAATCTTTAGTAATTGCTCTTGGTGGAACGTTCACTAATGATACAACTATTGAGGGAACTGTAACTGGTGCTAAAGCCGTTGTAGATTCATACGACTCTGTTAACGGTATTATCAGATATCATCAAACTGCTGCTACTGGATTTACAGGGTTTAGTGTATCTGACTATATAAGACTAAGTGGAGCTAGTGGTGTGGGTCAAGATGTTACATCATTAACTAACCCAGAAGTAGAACCATATTCAGGTGAAGTAATCTTCCTAGAGAATCGTACTCCTATCAACAGAGCTGGCGATCAGATCGAAACAATCAAATTAGTCCTAGAATTTTAAGGTAGTTAGACATGACAATTAAGTTTAATGTAGAACCATATTACGATGACTTCGAGACTGCTACCCCAGCAGTCGACGGGTTAACGCCTAAAGAGAAATATAATAAAATTCTCTTTAGACCCGGTCACGCTGTCCAGGCACGTGAATTAACTCAACTACAATCTATTTTGCAGAACCAGGTTACTCAGGTTTCTAGTAATTTATTCAAAGAAGGTAGTATGGTCATTCCTGGTCATTCTACAGTAGAACCTTCTATTGACTACGTTAAGCTTGATACTATTAATGCTACAGATATGACTCAGCTAAAAGGTTTAACCTTTACTGATGGTCATGCATCTGAGCCATTAACAGCTCGAGTAGTTCATGCCGAAGCGGCATCAGGACTTGAACTGGTTACTTTATACTTAAAGTATACTAATACTGGCCTAGCTGGTAAGACTGTATTTACATCTACTGATTCAATCACTTCAGGATCATTCACTGGTGCTGTTGCTGATACTGCTCCAACAGGATTTGGATCCATCGCTTCTATAGAAGATGGTATTTACTTCATCAAAGGTCACATGGTTGTTGTTAAGTCTGACACTCTTGTGCTTGATAAGTATACTGCATCTCCTACATATGACGTTGGTTTAGAAATCTCTGAAGCTATTCAGACTTCTGCTGGCGACTCATCATTAAATGATAATGCAAATGGTACTCCAAACTATGCAGCACCTGGTGCTCATCGTTATCAGATATCTACTAAGTTAGTGAAGCAAGCTGTTGGTGTAACTTCTACAGATAACTTCTTACTACTTCTTAGAATTAAAGCTGGTACTGTATCAAAGCATGTACGTGCTACTGAGTACGCTGTAATTGAAGAGACGTTAGCTCGTCGTACATTCGATGAATCTGGCAACTACTCTGTTCGTCCTTTCCTAATGGATATCAATGAACACACTACTGTTAATGCAGTTGGTGGCGATTCATCTAAGATATCACTTGGTATGGAACCTTCCAAGGCATACGTTAGTGGATATGAAATAGAGACTTTATCAACAAACCAACTAGCTACAAACAAGGCAAGAGAATCAACATTATTTGAAGCTGCTTCTGTTCCTGCACAAGTGGGTAACTATGTTGTAGTTAATACTGTTACAGGTCTTCCTTACATTGATAACTTCAGTAGAATCAATCTAGTTAATGCTAGCTCTGCTACTATCGGTTTTGCAAGAGCAAGATCAGTAGTGTTTAATGGATCTGGTGCATATAACATCTACTTGTTTGATATCGAAATGAATGCTGGTAAAGTATTCGATAATGTACGTACATTGTATACTGCTGGAACTCTTCCGTTTAATGCTACAGTTGTATTAGACTCTGGTAAAGCAATCATCAAAGATCCAAGTAGAAATACATTAGTATTTGATACTCCTTTCGATCGTGTAAAGACATGCGACTCAAGTGCAGACAACGATCCTGATGACTTCAACTATGTGTATTACTGTAACCGTATGATCGGTACAGACACAGTTGCTTCTGGTGATGCTGTATTCACTACAGTAGGTACAGCTGAGCAATTCGAGCCTTGGGATACAGAAAACTGGATTCTATCTGCAGCAGACGGAACCATTATTACAATGACTTCTGTTACAATTGCAAGTGGATCTCAATCAGTTACAATCTCTGGTCTAAGTTCATACAATACTACTAACGTAACGTTGATTGCTGGTGTTAAGCGTTCATTGAATCATAAAGTTAAATCACTTACTACTGGTGGTGGTCCGAACGTTAATCAGTTCAGTGTATCGACTCCTTTAGCTGATATGCAATTAGATAGAGCAGATGGTTATCGCTTACTGAATGTTTATATGTCAGGCAGTATGGGTGTTGGCGCTACAACTTCTGATGAAGATGTTGCTGAATACTACGACTTCGATAATGGCCAGCGTGATAACTTCTACGCTCTTTCTCGTATCAAATTGAAGCCTAATACAGCATTCGTTCCTACTGGTCAGCTTCTTATTAAGTATGAGTTCTTTACACATACTGGTTCAGGTGACTTCTTTACTGTTGACTCTTATGCTAACTTAGTGGATTATAGTGGTAACGCAGTTAGATACGAAGACATCCCTAACTACACATCTAAATCATTAGGCAAGACATTAGAGCTTAGATCTTCTATTGACTTCCGTCCACGTGAATCAAATGCTGGTGAAAACTTCACTGGAACTGGTGCTCACCTTACAGTGTGTCCAGAACCACAGACTACTTTCACTACTGACATCCAGTATTACCTAAACCGTATCGATAAAGTGTTTATTGATAAGAAAGGTGTGTTTGGTGTTGTAGAAGGTGTATCTGCATTAGAACCTGTACTACCAGAAGATCCTAAGGATGCAATGGTACTTTACAACGTATACATGAAAGCATATACAGAAGGTCCTACTGAAGTGTTCCCAACAATGATCGATAACAAGCGTTATACAATGCGTGATATTGGTCGTATCGATAAGCGAGTTAATAATCTTGAGTACTACACATCTCTATCTCTATTAGAGAAAGATGCTGAAGGCCGTCAGATCATTGATTCAAGTACTGGTGTTCAACGCGTTAAGTCTGGATTCATTGTAGATAGTTTCACTACTCACTCAGTTGGTGACGTATCTAACCCTGAATATAGATCAGCAATCGATCGTAGTAAGCATGAACTTAGACCTCAATTTGCTACAGACAACGTTAAGTTAAAATATATCAGTACTGGTTCTTCTATCCAGAAGACAGGTGATTTGATTACATTACCTTATACTGAAGTAGCTCTTGCAGATCAAGATCAAGCTTCTGGTTGGATTAATGTTAACCCATTCGATGTATTCTCTTGGGTAGGTAAGATTCAATTATCACCATCATCTGACGAGTGGAGAGATACTACTCAGCGACCTAATTTGGTTATTGACCAAGAAGGCGTATATGATGCAATGATGGGTATCATTGATGAGACTAATTCTCTAGGTACTGTATGGGATGAATGGAGCGACACTTGGGTTGGTAAAACAACTTCTTCAAGTAACTCAACATCTGCTTCAGGACGTAAGCGTACTGTAACTACTACTAAAATGAAAGAGACTGGCCAGAGCAGAAACGGCATTGAAACTTTTGTTGTACCTGATACAATTACTACTGATATTGGTGATCGTGTTGTTGAAGTTAACTTCGCTCCTTTCATTAGATCAAGAATCATTAACTTCAAGGGTACTCGTCTAAAAGCTAATACTCAAGTATATGCATTCTTTGACGGCATAGATGTATCTGCATTTGTTAGAGAAGAAGCTACATACACATTATCATCTGATAACGATAACCCAGTATTAACAGGTAAGAATGAACACGTTGCTCACCCTGTTGGCGCTACTATCTTAACTACAGATGACAATGGTGAAGTGATTGGATCATTCTTTATTCCTAACAACCTTGTTAAGTCTTTCAAGACTGGATCACGTTTATTTAAGCTAACGGATTCTGCAACTAACGCAGTATCAACTACATCTTCTGAAGAGAACTATGTAGCTAAAGGCCTTATTGAAACAAAAGAAAACGTTACAATTTCTACACGTGTACCTCTTATAGAGCGTCGTGAAGTTC